GAGCATCAAGAAGTTGATATTAAAATAGAGCATTATAAAGTACAATGCAAAACAAGAAAGAGGATAGCAGAATGGTTGAAACCAGGGAAAGAAGTGGATATACAGGTCGTAAAAGAGGACGCAGGGGCGGTTTTCGTAATCCAGCCTTTAGAGAAATGGTGCGAAATGGTGAAATCTCTCCAAGCGCAGAAATAACACCAGACGCTTTAAGAAGAGTGAAGGAATCTTCGGATGCCTATGGAGCAAGTGAGTATAGAAGAAAAACATACGCGCAGATGGAAACGCTTGTTAATTATTTCAATGAAGATTGGTTTGATTTTGATGGAATTATAAGAGATGAAGATAAGAAAAAAGGCAGGAAGCACGCTGGGAGAACAAGCGATATGTTTAAATGTATTCCTTGCGGCAGACCTTGGTCTCCAGGATTGAAAGTAAAATCAGAGTATTATGATAAGTCTTTATTTAAGAACATACCTATGGAGAGAAAGTTATGCCGAGAATGCGAAGATGCCCTACCTGTGGTAGTAGATTAAAACACGAAGACTATACCAAAAGGATAGAAAAGAAAAGGCTATCAAGAGATAAGCTTACGCTTGAATCTATAGATGATATGTTTGATGGTGCGTCACTATACTTTGAGATTAATGATTTAGATAAGTATTCTTTCTTATCTGAAACAGAAGATATACAGGATATAGTTGTTAGAAAAATGATCAGACAATACTTGCACGAAAGATTTTATAAGCGTGGGTATGGTCTTAAGTATCTCATAGGTATGATTAAGAATGAGAACTCAGCTTACGGATTAAAAAAAGAATATGAAAGGAAGTCACTTGACAGAATCCCACCAAAAATCGATTAAGATATACAATGAGAATTGTATGAAAACAATGGGAAGAATGGAAGATAAATCTATTGACCTTATAATAACAGACCCACCTTATGGTATGAAGTTTAGAAGTAATCATAGAGCCAAGAGGTACGAGGGAATTCATTGGGATGATAATCTTGATTGGGTTGAAGATTGGTCTTCTGAGTCTTACAGGGTATTAAAAGATAATACTAATATGTATGTGTTTTGCTCTTTCCATAATGTAGATATATTCAAACAAGCTCTTCAACGAGACTTTGTGATTAAAAATATATTGATATGGGAAAAGAACAATACAAGTATGGGCGATTTAAAGGGTGATTATGCCCCTAAATATGAAATGATATTGTTTGTTTCAAAAGGTAGAAGAATATTAAATGGTGGTAGAGACCCTAACATATTTACATTTGCGAGAACAGGAAACAAATTACATCCAACACAGAAACCAGTTGAGCTTATATCATATCTTATTAGTAAGAGTTCTGATGAAGGTGATTTAGTATACGACCCATTTATTGGTTCTGGCACTACAGCTGTATCAGCTTATAATAATAATAGGAAATGTATAGGATCAGAAATAGATGATACTTACTATGAAGTATCTTTAACGAGGGTTGAGCACCTAGAAAGACAGGGTACATTGCTTGTTTAGTGAATCAACAGAGAAGTCTTTGCTTGCATCTGTAATAATGCAACCTAGCAACTTAGACTTAGCAAAGAAATGGATAGAAGAACCGAGTGTTTTCTATAATGATTTTCATAAAAATATATGGAATACTATATTATCTCTACATAATAAAAGAGAAGATATAGATGTAGTTAGCGTTGTTCATAACTATCCACAGAAAAAATATATAGGTAAGCAGTTGTCTTATGAGATAACTGAAATAGCTACGTCGGAAGCTACACCTTCAAGAGCAGAATACTATGCTAAAATGCTACACGGATATTGGCTTAGAAGAGAACTTGGTAATTACTCTAAGAAACTTGGTGGCTTAACAGAAGATAACTCAAATGATATAAGTGATTTACTTAATGAATCACATACTCTGATAGGTAACCTTATAAAGCTACAGCCAACAAAAGAGTTTAGTATGGATGATTTGCTTGAAGAAACTAGACAATCTATATTTAACAGGAAAACAAATATTAAAACTGGTATAAGTAAGTTTGATAAAGTTATATCTGGTATGACTAGAGGTGAGATAACTATTATAGCTGGTAGACCAGCGAATGGTAAGACTACGGTAGCAGCTAATATAGCTAGAAACCTGGTGATGAGTGGATATAGGGTAGCTATGTTTAATAGAGAAATGCCTAACACAGAAATGATGAAGAAGTTTATAGCTATGGAGGGAGATAATATATCTTACAGGAATCTACGGCACGGCATACCATCTAGCAAAACAAAGGTACACGAAGCTATGGATTTTATACATCAGAACTATAAAGATAAACTTTATATGTATGATGATATAAGAACTTTAGCTGATAGCTTTCACGAAATTAAAAACGTTAAACCAGATGTAGTTATAGATGACCATATAGGTTTAATAGAATATCCATCTAATGATAGAAGGGATTTAAGACATAAGATAGGCGAGACTACTAAGCAATATAAATGGTTAGCTAAAGCAGAAGATATGTGCGTCTTACTTGTGTCGCAGTTAAATAGGAATATAGAATATAGAACAGATTCAGTTCCAAGATTATCTGATCTTGCTGAGTCTGGAAATCTAGAACAAGATGCTGAGATAGTTGCATTCACACACTACCCATATATATCAAGGTACGGAGAAGAAGATGCTGATGGTCGTATATGGACTGAGAATGAAATGCAGCTAGTAGTATCTAAGAATAGATATGGAACTACAGGATCTGTTGAAGTAGGTTACGCAGGTGATAGTTGTAAGCTGTTTGAAGATTTACAATCAGCTATAAGTCACGAAGAAGAAAAGAAACAATTTGAAATGGAGATAATAGGATGAATGAATATACAGTAAAAAGCACTAGCTATGCTCAAGTTGAAGCTAAGGATAGGCAATCAGCAATAGAAGAATACAAAGAGAATGTTCTTGAATATATATGTGATGATTGGGAAGTCGAAGTAATAGATGATGAGGATTATGATGAAGATAGAGGTTTATGTGCATAGAAATCATCCTTATTTAAAAGCACATAGGAGATGGAAAAAATATAATGCCTGGTGGTTTCTTCGCTGTAAACCTCGATTAAAAGGATGTGATTACAGCCAACCTAATGTTAATATAACACTATCCACAGATATTGTTCGAAGCACAAGTAAGAATAGGCAAACCAGAAGACCAAGTCTTGATTGGTATGATGACTTTTATGATGGATATGGGAGTTACGATAAGATAAGAAATATGATTGACCATATGGAGACTATATGAAATTAGAAACTTTACAAGCCAAGCCAATAGAAGTAACCAAAAAGAAAAATGAAAGCGTACAACGGCTAATTTCACGCTTTAAAAAGGTATTCAATGAAAGTGGTGTGATGGAAGAATATAAAGAAAGAAGATTTTATGAAAAGAAGTCGGAGAAAAGGAGACGAGAAAAGAAGAAAACTCGCCTCCTTATGAAGAGACAGCAAAAAAATGAAGATAGGTTTTAATTAACTTATAATTTCTGGGTCTGGGATTGGATCTCTGTTGAATATTCTTGGGTCACTAAGTAACTTTTTAAGTATAGACTCTTCTCCAGAATGTCTACTCTCGACATTTGTTTTATCTTTAGGAGCAAAAGCTTCTATGATATCTGCTTCTTGTATAATCTGATCTATGCTTTTAGCTGTTGGTCTTTCTTGAAGCATAGGTTTTCTTTGAATTACTCCCATAGCACTTTCTGGATTATTAATCATTCTTAGTATAATATTTAATCTATCCTCTAAAGGAAGGTTCTCGTCAAAAGATATATTACTTTCAATTTGATTTATTAAATCTTCTTGTTCTGGAGTTTGATAAACTATACTCTTTTTATTTTTATCTAAATATGCTTTCTGTCCTGGCATTACTCTTTTCCTTTTCTAATTTTTTCAATTCTCTTTTCCTACGCTTATTCTGTATAGCTAGTTTTAAACGCTTTCTTTTTCTATCTTTAGCTTTTCTGTTAGGCATAATTACATTCTACTATATTCTATCGCTGCATCATATTCACCTGCTTTAATAAAGTCAGTTACCTCATCAAGGGTATCACCTAAATGTCCTACTTGATCAGCGTAGAACTGTCCTCCTTCTTTATATATGCTATATTTTTTTCCATCAATTACAGCTTCATACTCATTGCTACCGCCAGAAAGTTTTTTAAACTTAGTATCTGCTCCACCAGATTTTGTAAATTTTATATTCTTTAGCGCTTTTGATTTTTGTTTTGGATTCATTATATTAAGTAATCCACCAATTCTTTTTTCTGCTCCAGGTTCTACTATAAGTGGTATATTTTTTTCAGTTGATTTTTTTATTAATGATAAAGCAGTATCATCATTAGCAGATATCCCCTCTGGAAAACCCCTTAATTTAATTGCTTTTATATGACCAGTTGGAATACCAATTTTATTGTAAACTCTTTCCTCTGATTCAAATTTTGGCTGACCCTTTGTAAATTCGCTTTTATATTTTTCACCTTTATAATATTCAACATTTTTATAAACATATGGTTCAACCTTAGTTCCTCTCATCTTAGATATACTTTTTTTATCTAAAACTAACTGAACATCTAAATCTGAAGAACTTAAACCTGGAACTAGTGAGTATTCTGGATCTCTTGTTACCGATACGCTATGTCCTCTTTTATCTTTGTATACCCATTCTGTTGGATTTGTTGCTCCTATACGATTTTTTTTAAGGATACCAGCAGCGTTACCAATTGTTGTGTTGTGATATACTGGGTCGTTTACTTTAATATCAAACTTCTTTAAAAGAGCAGGTGTATTTCTAGTCTTTATATTTTTATAAGCTCCAGGTGCTAATGCTCCAGCTAGTAATACAGCTAGTGGATTCATATCTTTCATTTGACTTGCACCAGTAATAGCTGTTTCAGCTAATAAATCTAATCCTCCAACAGGAGTAAGGCTTTCTATAGAACCACTTTGAGGCATACGGTTTAAGCTGGCTTGACTTTGCATAGCCCTTATTAAACTACTGCCTTCTCCAGATGACTTGCCAGAGTAGAGCATATCAAGCTCCATCTTTTTATATACGTCTTCTATTGTTTGATTTTGAGGAGGCATTACTTTTCTAGTAATCTAGATATTTCTAACGCAACTCTTTGAGGCAATGTTTGCAATGGAAGCATTTCCCTCTTACCCATATAATCAACAACTCTACCAACTGGAGCAACTTCTTTTTCAGATAAAGCTCTTGCGCCCTTTAATGCTTTTTGAGCTCTTTGGAACTCTTCAAAATTAAACTCTTTGTTTTTTCCAAGTGATTCAACCACATCTTCTTTCTGTTCTTTGGTTAAAGATTTCCATATCTTAGCTGGTATTTGCGTTTTAGATATTTCTGTATCTAAAACTTTTGGAACTTGAGAAGACGCTCTACCTTTAAACATAGTTTTTACAGCATCAGCAAGAGTTCTTCCTCCACCACCACCAGATATTCCCATTATCATAGCAAGAATTTCTTCATTAGAAACTCCACTTCTTTCCTCGTAACTTGGATTTCTTATTTGAGAACCCTGATCAAATTTCTCATATGGAATCATTTGATTTCTTGTGTCTACATTTGTAGCATCTGCTGACATAGATGCTATTGCATTTACGAGATCAGACTGGTTTATAATATCATCAATTGTTTTTCCGTTCATAGTCTTTACCTATTTTATGGGGTTGCTTTAATTCTTGCCTTACGAGCAACATATTGATACATATCAGAGTCACTTATATCATAAGGAGTAAATGGATTGCTTGGTCTACTTTTATTCCAAGCTCTTATAAGTTTAACAGCTTCCTGTGGTTTTTTCTTAAGAAATAATTCAAAAATCTTAGACCTAAGTCTTCCTTTATCTCCAGATATACGCATTTTCTTTTGTCCAGGAAGCTCTAATCTTTTAGCAGCTTGCTTAGGAACGCTTCCAAAAATACCAGCATACCCTTTAACACTTCTTTGCAAGGCAATAGAGTTAAACTCATATGTATCTATATTCTTAAAAAGATACTCTGTACCAGAATACATTTTTTCTAAATCTGATATAAATACTGGAGTGACAAGAAATCTAATTGCTCTTAATTTGTTTTCAGATTCTATTAAATCAGAAAAGAATCCCATAGCTCCAACATTTGACATAGCTTGTAAAAACCTTCCCCATCCTGCTTTATCATCATTTACTACATCTTCACCACTCCAGAATTTTATAAGCTTATCTTTAGCCCAGCCTATACCCCAAGCACCAGCTAATCCTCCAGCTGCTAATCTAAGTGGTACTAGAACATTCCCTGCGATGATCTCTCTTTTCATAGTATCTTTAAAGTACTTGCCCTGTCTGAAACCAAATCTTTTAAATATAAATAAAGGTCTTACTTTTGGATTATTAAATATAAGTGGGTCTTTAAGAATATCTTTTTGTAGCTGACTTTCTTTAGCAAACCTATACATAGCATTTTCTATATTTGCATTACTTAAAGCCTTCTTCTCATAACTCATTCTAGTTATTCCAAGTCTAATTAGATTTTTCTTAGCCCAGTCTACTCTTGATTTGGTATCAGTAATTCCTTTTCCCTTGCTTATCTTATGCAAATCCTTAACATATACCTCAGCTGTTGAAGCTGCTAACAGTTGGTTAAAGTAATTTATTGTTTTAAAGCCAGATGCACTAGCTAAAAGAGTAGCAACATTTTGCAACCTATTACCTTTATCTGTTACTATATGTTTAATATTCTCTTTCCAACTGAAAGGACTAAGTCCTATATCTGTACCAAGGAGCATATCCATAACATTATGCTGTGTAGCTCCAGACTGTCTTATCTTTTTTCTAACTTCTGGATTAACTAATCTAATTGCTCCTCTTAAAAATCTAAGATAACCAGCTTCCATAGCAGTAGATATTGTAAACTGAGTTAAGTTTGGAATAGTAGCAAATCCTAAACCGATCTTTGTTGCGTATTCAAATGACATAATAGAGTCAGATAATTTTCTAGACGCAGGAGTCATAGCTTTAGCAGGGTCAACACTTGACAAACCTGTAAAGTTTGAATAAAGTTCCTTTAATACTCTATGTTCGGCAGGGTCTTTTCTAAGCAATCTTTCAAGTAAAACTTTAGCTTTCTCACCACGCTTACCAAATACTTCAGCGGTTGCCATTCTTTTACTAAACTTATCAAAGTATCTTACAATAACTTCTTTTGCATTTCTTTCATAGAAGTCTGCTGGCAATTCTAATTTTCTTGATTTTTCTAAATTACCAAATGGAGAATACATTTCACCCATAACTTCAGTTCTTAATAAATCCATAGCCTCTTTGTAACTTAGCTTACCTTCTTTAACTAATTTATTTAAAGCTCTGTTTGTTGCACTATTAAATTCTCCAGACTGAATATATCCTTCTATAAGTTTATTTAAAGTATTTAAATCTTTTTCTTTAATTATTTTTTTATCAAAAAGCTTTTGATTCTTTTGAACAAGAGGCATTAGGTCATCAAAGATAATTTGCTGAATATCTTTTTTCATCATTCGTGGGAAGTAACCTTCTATATATCCAGATACATCTATACCAGCATCTTTAGCAGCCTTGTAAGCTTTATCCAAAGCTACTTTTACTTTATCAGCTACTTGCTTAGCTTCCTTGTTTGAAGGTTTTCCCTCTAAAGCATCTGCTACTTCACTTGGTTTTTTATAATCTTTCAATCCACTTTTAGTTACAGCTTCCTCTACAAATGTACCAAGTAACTCAGCTCTTTTTGCATCAGCTTCTGGTATCATTTTTCTTCCAAGAGATACACCTTCTGTTGATTTAAGCCTAGTCTCAGCAGCTAAGAATGGTTGAATAAATTTTTGCGGAAACATTCTTTCAACAAAAGTTTTACCAGGCTCAAATTCTACCAATGATGGCTTGAAGTTTTTTTTAATATCAATTAATTCTTTCTCGTATTTTAAAGCTTTTCTATATTTAAAAAGCTGACGTGGGTTCATATCTTTTGTACTTATATCGCTACTACCAGTTGCTTGAAACTTTTTTTCTGGAAGTATATTAGAGGGAAGACCAGATTCTTCGGATGTAAGTTTTCTACTTAGACCAGCTACTTCTCCAACTCTTTTCTTTTGTAATAACTCTGGAGATAATGGGTCTTTATATAGATCAAATTCTTTAAAAAATTCATTCTTAGGAAGTTCTAATGTTCTATTTGTATTTGTATCTTTTAATTGAAATACTTTAAAACCTTTATTAGTCTCTCTTTCTCCTACTATTTTAGTAGCTTGGAATCCTTCTCTTGCAGATGACCATACTTCTGATTCTTTTCTATCTTTAATTCTTTCTTTCAATACAGCTTCAGATGTTTCTTGTAAATATTCTTCAGATGCTGGCTTATACTCTCTTGGAGTTGAGACTAAGCCTTCAAATATACTATCTACTTTAGGGTCAATAATATTTTTAACAATTTTCTTACCAGACTTAATTGTCATATTAGCACCACGTATACCAAGAACCATTCCACCAGCGTGCAAGAAGTCTTGAGGTGTTGGTGTTCTTAAATCAATAGCTGGAGATGCGATACCAAACGTTGCAATCTCTTGTGCTACCTTAACAGCTTCACTTGAACCTTTAGCTGTAGCTCTTCCTCCGACAGCACCGACAGTAGCACCTAAGACAGTTCCTTTAGCAGCAGCTTTAAATGTTCTTTCCCAATCAATATCATTGTCTTCAATCTCTTGAACCATAGCATCTGCTATGCCACTATAAGAACCAAGAGCAGCAGCGCTTCCACCAGCTGAAATACCAGCTTTAGCAACAATAGAGTTTAAACCTTTTTGTACAGTTTTTTCAGCAAATTCTTTTTTAACACCAGCACGCATCATTTGTTTTAATGCAAGTTTGCCAGCTTTCTTAGCAGCTTGACCACCAATACCTCCACCAGCAGCAAATAATGCAACATCAGCTGGCATAAAAAAACTGACAATTGCAGACCCTATGTCGCCAAGAACCCCTGGATTGTAATCTTCTAAATCAAATGGAGCTTCACCAGTAGCAAGCTGTTGAGCCATACCAGTGATTGAATCGTTATACCCTTTTTTGATAGCATCTGGAAGAAAATCTAATATCTGATTTCTATCTACTTTTTGTTTTTTTATTTCTGGTTGCTGATAAACATTATCGCCAAAAAACATATCAACTCTATTACCACTTGGCTGATTTAAATTACCAGAAAAATTATCTAAAGTATCTATAGAAGACAGCCTTCTATCTAAAGAAGACTGTGTATTATCATCTCCAAAAAATTTATCTAACCTAGATTGAGGCATATATTACCTTACTATATTTATATCAAATGGTTGACTAAAATCTATTGAATCTTGAGGTGCTGATTGCATTGTTCCGCTATAATAATTTTTCATAGCCTTTGCACCTTCCTTAGAATTTAATTCTTCTGCCGTAGCAAACCCAATTTCATTAGCAAATGAGTCAAGCCATTCATATCCATATCCAGCTTTTCTTAACCTTAATAAATCATTAAGTATTGATTTATTCATTTTTTTACCTTCGTGCTTTCCAGATGGAACTATAAATTTAAAATCAGTTTTAAGCTTGGAAACTTTTTTTAATTCTTCTGTAAAGTTTTTAAGATAATTATTTGCCCTATCTACAGAAACTCCTTTTAACTTTGAGCTTCCATCTTCATTCATAAATTTATTTAAAAAATTACTTTCCAAAAATTCACCATATTTACTCTTAAGCTCTGGTATAGCAATTCCTAACTGCTTAGCCATATAGCTTATAGCTGCGTTATTCCATTCACTTCCAGCTTGAAAGGGAACTCCTTTTCCTGGAAGAATTGATTTAGATCTTTTACCACCTCTTGCTTTACCATCTCCAAAGTTTTGATTTATAGAAGAATGATCTCCGCTAGACTCAGCCATCATAACTGCTTTAGCTAAATCTGAATTTTTTAAACCCGTAAGAGGGTCATAATCATTACCAAACTCTTTTTCTATTAGTTTCAATTCAGATGGAGACATTCCTCCAGCCATATAATATTTATCAGGTTTATTAAGATGTTTTTTATAAAGTTCTTCTCCAGTTTTTTTATCTTTATCCCAAAATGCCGTCCAGTTATTCCACCCAGATGTAGTGTTTCCTAGTTTTCTTGGGCTTTTTTTAGATATCCAAGCTCCTAATTTAATATTTTCAAAACCACTTAATTCGCTAACTGGCTTTCCATATTTTTCAATAGACGTTTTATCAAAAACTTTATCATTTATTTGTAGATAACCCCAATCTGTTGAATCTGGGTTAGTGTCATCAATTTTCCCACCAGCATTCATTCGCATCATTCCTATTGGAGCTAATACTTGTGAGCGCTGTTGATTTAAATTTAAAAGTTGCCTATCTAATTCGCCTCTTCTTTCCGAAGTAAGAATATTGTATGGGTCTTCAAGTGCTTTATGTGTAGATAATATTTGTTGCTCTAATACTTTTATCTGAGAATTAATTTTTGGATAAAGCTTAAGGTCAACTTTTCTATCTATAACTTCGACAAGAGCGCTAAAACCTCCTTTAACATCACCGCTTGCATAAAGACTTTCTATATTCTTTTTTTCGAATTCATTCAAGTTATATAAATCAAGTCCTCCTATTAAGTTATTCGATGTTAATCTTTTTGACCTAACTGATCTTATACTTTGCTCGAGTTGCTCTTGCCCGAAAGATGTTCTCATCCTTCCGTTTTCTAACATATGATCTAAGAAATCAGACTTATCGTTTAAGTCAGTAATTCCAGCAGCTTTTTCTAAAATCACTGAATCCCTATCTTCATTTTGCTGATTTAACTGAAATTCTTTATTGTCTTGATATCTTTCTTCATCTCTATCCCATTGCTGTTTGAATTTTTTATCAGCTCTATCTTCTTGCCTTATTCTGTTTTTTTCATCCCTAGCAATAGCTAACTGTTGAGAAACAAATCGAGGCACTACCTCACTAAGTAACTTATTCCATGGTGATTCGTAATTAAATCCGTTTGCCATAATATCTTCCTATTTTTTAAAGTGCGTCTTTTGTTAAACCTAAGCTAGGATCTGCCTGTAGACCACCAGCTAAACTTGGGTCGCTATCTAAAATAGATGGTAATCCACTTCCATATCCAGAACCTGGGTCAAAAGATAGAAACTGACTTCCAAGACCAGTCAATCTAGATATATAATCTCCAAGTAAGCCTTGGACTTGCGCTGTTCTTGCATCTACTTGCTGACCAACGGCATCCATTCCTTGTGAAAATCTTTGACCTAACTGCCCAAACTGCTGACCAGCTCTTTGCCTTGCTTGACCTGCTTGTCTTTGCATAGCACCAAACTGACCACCTCTAACAGATGAGCCTTCTCTTAATTTTTGCATACCACCAGTAAGCATATCCCTTAAGTTTTGTGTGCCAGCTCCAAATTGTTCTTGAACGTAACCAGTTTGCTTTTGACCGTATTGCCCAATAGATTTTAACATTTCTTCTATTGCTGCTGGGTCAAACTTTGATATATCAGCAAACTTTTGGAAACCTTCAAGTCCTTTTCCAGCTAAACCAATTGACTCGCCAAATAATTTTGAGCCACCTTCTCCAAAAAACCCAGGGTCAACTCCCATTCTTTTAATTAAATCTTGTAATGTAGTATCCATTTTTTATTCCTGTTAATTATTACTTAAAATATCAATAAATGGTGAATTTGGGGAAATCTTTTTAAGAAAATTAATATAATTATTATCTCTACTTCCTCCAAATGCATATGCCGATGGGTCTATAAATTTATCAAGAGCTTGAGATCCAGATAACAAAGCTTGATCTTTTCCAATTTGAGCAGCTTGACTTGACATATCAGGTAAAAGACTTGGAGCACTTTCTTTACCAAATATATTTTTAAAGCCTCCGCCTTTAGCAAACTTACCAACTTGGAAAGCAGTCATAGCATCACTAATTGAGCTCGCAAGAATACTATCATTGAATTGTCTATCAGCATCTCTTAAAAATTGATTTATTTTAGACCTTTTTAAATCAACATCTTTTCTTGCTCCCTGATGAAACATACCTTCATTAGCATCTAAACCAGATCTTATTTTATCTAAATATCTTTTTCTTGAACCAATTCCAGCTGCAGTACCAAACCCTCTAGCTCCAAGCTCTTGCCCAGCTGCACTACCTAAACCAGCTCCTGCTGCAGTCCACAACAAAGAACCACCTCCTGTTGCAGCAGCTAACAACCCTCCAACTAAAGCACCAGCAAGCCTTCCTCTGCCACGCCTACTTTCTCTTTTTCTTGCAGATTCTTGTTCTTCGGCAAGCTTTTCTTCCATAGTTCTTATCTCGTCTTCAATAGTACGCATTTCACCAAGACCAGTTCTTCTTATCTGAAGACCAGCTAACCCACCAGTTGCTTTTCCGCCAGCTCTAGCAGCTGCTACTTGTGATAAAAAATTTGACATATTAACTCCTTGTAAATTCTAAATAATACCAAGCACCAAGCTCTTTTCTATAAAGCCTAAGCTTGCCATCTGGTGTCTTAACAACTCTTTCTTCTCCATTATTTCCAGAAGCCTTAGATGGATACCCTATTTGTAGTTTTGTATCTACACCTTTTGAGTTGTATAAAAATCTTTTTTCTCTATCAATTGCCATTATGTAACTCTTTTGTATATAGGTCTATATTCAACTGCTACATTGTTTACTTTATGCACACTACTACCTCCCAAATCTAACTTGACTTGAAACGAAGATACTGATATTGGAGTTGATAAATTAAACTTATCAACATACATTAACGGAGGATCATGTTCACCGCTGTTACCAGTATCAGAAAGACTTCCCAAATTAACATAAGCGTCTTGCTTTACGCCAGAGCTATTTGTGTAAATATATTTAACTCCGTTAGAACTAGCTGCTGAAGAAGAGTATTCAACTGTTACACCATAAATCTTTTTAACAGTATTAGGCATACCAAAATCATCATCTTTTAATATCAAATCAAAAGTAGTTCCAGAATCTGGTTCTCCATCATAAGATACTATTTCAGCTGTACCTGTTCCCATTGTTAATTTATTATAAGCATCTGTTATTGGATTAGTCTTATTACTATTAGCAACTAAGTCTTCTACAAATGTAAATGAGTTTGTAATAAAACTATATATATAAGCATCTCCATTATCACTGGATTCGTCATCAGCATCCCTTATAACAACTAAATGTTTATGAGTAGGTTCATATGCAATCATTGTTAAATGATCGACAAAACCAGACCACTGAGACTCTAAAATTTTTGTTTGTAAGTTTTTAATCTGACTTCCGTCGTAGAAGAATAAACCATTCTTATTAGCCCAAGCTACACCAAAATCAGTTTTGACAGTAGCAGCGTGAAATTCAACTCCCATATTTTTATGCTCTGATTCTAAAAACCATTGAGTATCAGAACCGCCACCTATATTAATAATGTATAAAGTTTTTTCTTTAAAAGCAAGCAACCTATCAGCGTAAGCTTCTAGTTTTACAAACTCTTCTCCATCATTAACACCTATATCTATAAAATTTAAATCTGGGAATGTGTCAAACTTATTTATTTCACTATACCTTATGGTATCACCTTTATTTAAAAGTTCACCCTCCTCGTTAGTATATTTTACATTTCCTATAAAAGTTCTTCTATTGGTAACAACACTAGTTTGATATTTTTCTCCATTTAATCCTATTGATATAAAAGCAGAGTCTGGGCTAAATCCATTTATTGATTCATACGTATCTATATTTTCTGAGTAACTTATAAAAGGAGAATAAATATAAGAAGAATTAGAACTTTCTTCTGTCCAATATGAATACTCGCCATCTAAGCTAGCCCTAGAGCCATACCTTAAACTCACATCTCCAAACAAAGTCCAAGCATCGTCACTTCCAGATATTCTATGATATATTCTTGCTCCAGCTATTCTACTATCATATCTTGTCCCAGATGTCACACTTTCTGTAGCTAATACATTGACTGTAATTTTTTCATTAGCGCTAACTGAAATGGTATTTAATAAACTTTTTACCAAAGATTCTTGATTACCATCGTAAATAAAAGTTATGCCAAACTCATATGTTCCAGCAGTCCAAGAACCACCAGATGAAGGAACTATACTTAAATTAAAACCAGTTCCAGATGGAGGATATATTTTATAAGTATGACCACCACCTCCGAAATTTCCACCTCCTGCTGCAGTATCAAGTTGAGTCGCAGAATTTCTATTTGTTATTAAATCAACTATTGAGCCTCCAACTTTAACAGCCCAATGATTATCTATCTCTGCATCAATAGCAGTTACAAATGGATCTCCTGCAACCGCACTAGATACAGCTGATGTATCACTACCAGAAGTAAAAGTTTCAGTTCCAAATATCTGCTCCGAAACAAAACCTCTAGTTGGTTTACTTAGTTTAGTATCTGAAGATGTCCAAGCAGCAACGCCAGCATAAGAGTTTGGAGTCTGAGCTGTTCCAGAAGAATTTAACCATCTATCTTGAGCTTTTACATATCCATATTTTTTAATAGCTGTAGAAACATTAGTTATATTTGTATCGCAGACTCTAACATTTCCATCTGCTATATGATATATAACCCTACCTTGGTCAGTGCTAGCATTTCCTGTGTCGGTAACAGCACCCAAGCTTATATCATCAGTATCCCAAGTTGTAGCATCTAAGACATGAATTACTACATTAGCACTTCCATCATCTGCGTTAGCTAAGAAAGTTCTTACAGTAGATGTATTTCCACCTCCAGATGCATAATCAAAAGTAGATTGAAATAAACCGTATCCAGGTTGCATAGCAGTTACGTTAGGGTCTGTGTAATTAGTATCATTATCAGCTGCTTTACCACAAGACTTTATAGTTCCAAACTCATCTACAATAACATTATTAGCTTGCGCCAATTCGTTTTCTTGAATAGAGCGAGCATTGGTCTTGGTGTTCAAACCACCTTCAAAACGTGTATATGTTTTAAATTGTTTAGGCATTATTCCTTTATCTCAAAGTGTACTAAATCATCAAACTTATTATCTTTTGTTTGTGTATCCTGATCCCAGTCTCCGCCCCAACGAATATTCAAACCCATTTGCGAAGCAATACCCAA